AAGGGACCAGGCGCGGTTGCCGCGTATCTTTGGGGCGTTGATCCCACAGCAGAGAACGGCGCAGATCGCGTCCTAGAATGGGCAGATGGCGTCTTGGCGCCACTGGCCGAAGAAGAGAGGTTTGACGTGAAAGAACTTGAGACGCGCGCCCTTCCGATGGGCGAGTTCACCGTCCGAGAAGACGAAGACGGTCAGAAAACCTTCACTGGCTACGCCGCGCTCTTTGGCGCACCGTCGGCTGGACTTCCGTTCACCGAGGTCATCGCTCCAGGCGCCTTCCGTCGCACGCTCTCGCGCGTTGCTGACGGCAAGAAGATTGTCTCCTTCCTGTTTGGTCACGACGAGACTCGCGCACTTGCAACGACTGCAAGCGGCCGACTTGCGCTGACCGAAGACGAGCGCGGCTTGAAGGTTGAGGCTCGCCTTGACCCAGCCGATCCAGACGCCGCTGGCGTGATCTCCAAGTTGACATACGAGGCTGTTGCAATGGGAATGTCGTTCGGCTTTACGATCCCAAAGAACGGCGACGAGTGGGACGAGGACACCCGCACGCTGCGCGAAGTCAATCTCTTTGAGGTGAGCGTCCTCTCTGCAGGACAGACTCCCGCCTACCCAGCGACGCTGGGTCTTACCTCCGTTCGCAAGGTCGCGTCCCGAATGGGCGTAGACGGCGACCGGCTTATCACAGCCATCGAGTCCTTGAAGTCGGCGCAACCGCTGACCGAAGAGGATGTCGAGGTGATTGAAACCGTCACGGAGAAGTTGGCTCCGAAGCGCACAGTGCTGGACCCATCCATCGCTCGCGCCAAGTTGCTGCTCGCCGAGATGGAATCAGAAACGCTCTAGAAGCCACGAGACCCCGCCCCGCTGCGCTAGTACGCACGCCCGCGATCAGGTCATCCCGCTAGGCGAGCCGCAACATTGTGGAAACCAATAAAAAAGGAGACAGAAATGTCAGACGTTAGGAAGCTACACGAGAAGCGTGCTTCCCTCTTGACCGAGGCTCAGTCCATCGTGACTGACCTTGCCGAGAAGGGCGAGTCGCTTGAGGGCGAGTCACAGGCTCGCTTTGAGAAGTTGACCTCGGAGGCTGCAACGGTTGCGGCCGCGATCCGTTCGGAGAAGGATGCCAGCGAAGCACGAAGCGCTGCTGATGCAGTTCGCGCTGAGTACGCCACGGCAATCGCTCCTAAGGTCGAGAAGTCCGAAGGGTCAAACGACGAACTCCGCGCACTTGCTCGCTTGGGCGGGTCGCAGACGTTCGAGTACCGCGATGTCTCACGCAGCACTGGCCTGGGCAACCCAGTCACCATTGCTGACCGCGTGAACGTTGTTGCGGCACAGTTCAACCCATTCATTGACCCAGCGATCATCACGGTCGTTCGCACCAGCACCGGCAACAACATTCAGTTCCCACGAGTCACGGCTCTTGGAACCGCTGGATCAGTTGCTGAGGCTGGCACGATCGGCGAGTCGGACGGAACGCTCAGCGCGCTGTCCCTCACGCCAGTCAAGTACGCGACCATCATTCAGGTCACCGAAGAGCTTGCCGAAGACGCAGCCTTTGACCTGAGCGCGATGATCGCCGAGAAGTGCGGCGCGGAAGTCGCAGTTGCTCACGGTGCATTCGCAGGAACCGCTGTTGCGGCTCAGGCTGGTGCTGGCGTGACTGGTGCAGGCACCACGGTCAACCCAACCTATACGGACCTTGCGAAGCTGAAGGCGTCTGTGAACCAGGCGTACCGACGCGCACCAAAGTCGGGTTGGTTGATGAACGACACGACGCTCGGCGTTGTGACTGGTCTCGTTGATACAACGGGCCAGCCAATCTTCCGCGCAGGCGATAGCAACACACCTGACCGACTGTTGGGTGCGCCTATCTACAGCGCAGCGTTGATTGACCTGACCGACGACACCGCAGGTTCAATCCTGTTCGGTGACCTCGGACAGATTTACACCGTCCTCGTGGGCGGCGTGTCTGTAGAAGTTTCGCGAGAGTTCGCCTGGAACTTGGGGCTTATTAGCTTCAAGGTTCAGGTGCGCGGCGCGACTGGGCTTTCGCAGGCCTCAGCCGTCAAGAGCTTCAAGTCAGCCAACGTCTAATCGTTTAGACGCTTAGGTTGAGCGGCAGGGAGTCGGGCTTCGGCTCGGCTCCCTGTTGCATTAGCGGGAGGGTTTATGGACATCTTCAAGAAACTCAAGGAACTGGTAGACGCTAGAATCAACGCAGAGGCACCAACGCGGCACGTAGAGCGTGCCGTAGTCATAAGGTGGGGCAAGACAGCCACCTTGAAGCGAACGCCTGTCAGCGGGCGGGAAAAGGGGAAAAGCGAGTGGCGGTAAGGGCGGCTCAGTACGCGGTCGGAAACACTGCGGTCCTTGTCGCCGTTGGCAACAGCGGCGGCTCAAAGGTCTACCTTCATTCGCACGGCGGTCAGAACCACGCGGTCTTCATCGGACCAGCCACCGTGACAGCGGCCAATGGCTTCGGACTCCACGACAGCCTGACCAACGAGTTCTATCTTCCTGAAGGTGAGCGCCTGTATGCTATCCATACCGACGCTGGTCCAGAAACTCTCTACGTCCTACAAACCGGAGGCATCTAAATGTCATACGCAAGTCTCGCCGAGTTCAAGGCTGCAATCGGGATCAGCGACAGCTCCGACGACACGGCGCTGCAGTCTGTCCTCGATGCGACCGACGCACTCATTGACCTTTACACCGATCGCAAGAACGGCTTTGGCACAGCGACACAAACGCGCTACTACACGGCAGAGGACTACAAGTACGTCCTCGTTGATGACCTTGTAAGCATTACGACGCTGACGACTGACGACGACGGCAACGGCACCTACGAGACGACGTGGACTGCCGGCACCGACTACAACCTCGCGCCAGGCAACGCCGCACTTGACGGCTGGCCGTACAACGAGATTGACGTATCGGTCAACTGGCCGCGCAACTTCCCACGCGACGTCTACCGCGGCGTCAAGGTGGTCGGCGTCTTCGGATGGCCCGCAGTGCCAAGCGCCGTGAAGCAAGCCGCAATCATTCAAGCCGGTGCAGTGTGGTCAAGCCGCACCTCGCCGTTCGGCGTAATCGGCTCGCAAGACCTCGGCGGCATCATCCGCCAGACACGCGCACTGCACCCTGAATCTCAAGTCTTGCTTGAGGCATACCGCAAACGCGAAGGGTTGGCTCGCTAATGGCACTAGGCAATACCTTCAACATCACCATCAACCAGGGCGCAACCTTTGAGCTGACAATTACGTGGAAGGACTCGGCTGGCACCGCAATCAACCTGAGCGGGTACACCGCACGGATGCAGGTGCGCGAGACCTACTCGTCAACGACGCCAATCGTTAGCCTAACAAACGGCGCTGGCATTACGCTCGGCGGCGCTGCCGGCACGATCGCCATTGTCATCTCCGCAACCACGACCGCTGCGCTCGCTGCGCCATTCAGCGGTGTGTATGATCTTGAAATCGTCAGTGCAGGCGGCGTGGTGACGCGCTTAGTTCAAGGCACTGCAACAGTGTCTGCTGAGGTGACTCGATGAGCATTGTCTACATCAACGACACGCGCACAGAGATTGTCGTTCAAGCACCTGGACCCGCAGGCGCGCAAGGTCCGACAGGTCCTGCAGGCGCAACTGGTCCAGCGGGTAGCGCAGGTCCTGCTGGTTCTGCTGCCACCATTGCCGTCGGCACTGTCACATCTGGCACGGCTGCCGCAGTCACCAACAGCGGATCATCCTCCGCCGCAGTCTTCAACTTCGTCCTTGTGCCTGGAGCAACAGGTGCTACGGGGGCATCCGGCTCGACAGGAGCTGCAGGATCAGCCGCAACGATCGCGGTTGGTAGCGTCACATCTGGCACCGCAGCCGCCGTCACGAACACTGGGTCTAGTTCCGCCGCTGTCTTTGACTTCACGCTAGTACCTGGCGCAGCGGGTTCGGCAGGTGCCACAGGTCCTGCAGGCTCTGCCGCGACCATCACCGTTGGCGCGGTCACGCAAGGAACTGCAGTCGCGGTCACCAACAGCGGATCAAGCTCAGCAGCAATCTTTGACTTCGTTCTTGCAAAGGGGGACAAGGGAGACAAGGGAGATACAGGAAACACTGGCGCAACTGGTTCCACTGGCGCCACTGGCGCCACTGGCGCCGCAGGTTCTGCTGCCACGATCGCTGTCGGCAACGTCACGCAAGGGACAGCGGTTGCGGTCACAAACACTGGCTCCTCCTCGGCTGCAGTCTTTGACTTCGTGCTGGTCAAGGGCGATAAGGGCGACACGGGAAATACAGGAGCAACAGGAAGCACAGGTGCGACTGGCGCGGCGGGTTCCGCAGCCACAATCGCCGTGGGAACCGTCACCTCAGGAACTGCTGCAGCCGTCACGAACTCTGGCTCGTCGTCTGCGGCCGTCTTTGACTTTGTTCTCGTGCCAGGTGCAACTGGAGCCACAGGCGCGACAGGTGCCACGGGAGCGACAGGAGCCGCTGCAACCATTGCGGTCGGCACGGTCATCACTGGAACCGCTGGCTCCAACGCCACGGTCACAAACGTCGGCAGCTCTGGCGCGGCAATCTTTGACTTCTCCATCCCGCAAGGCGTCGCTGGCTCAACAGGAGCGACTGGTGCAACAGGGGCAACAGGCGCTCCAGGCACTGGCGTGCCGGTCGGCGGGACTGCAGGGCAGGTCCTCTCCAAGATCAACGCCACTGACTACAACACGCAGTGGATTGACTTCACGGCTGGCACTGCCTCAACAGGCGGCGTGTTCGGCGTCACCACGCTTACTGACTCCGTAGCCTC